CTGGTAACGGTTGTTCCATTTATAGATAAAGCGTCTGTTTCGAGAGTTCCATCTATATCTGCGTCACCTGATACATCAAGACTTCCGGCATCTAACTCACCTGTTAACGTAATGTTTCGGAAAGACGCTACATCTTTATTTGCATCAACCGTAACGGTCTTGCTTGCTACTACTGTACCAACAGCAGACCCGGTATCGTTGTAGTTTAATTCTGCGGCAGTGCTAGTTACGCCATCAAGAATATTTAACTCTGCGGCAGTAGCTGTAACACCGTCTAATATATTTAACTCTGCAACTGTACTGGTTAAAGTAGTAGTTCCATCATTTAAAGCGCTGTACACTGTTGTGCCGGCTAAGTTAACGTCGGTCAATAAATCATAAACTACCGCGCCACCACCTGCTCCATCAGTAGCAATCATTTTTACCTGACTCGCTAAAACAGCAACATTTGCTCCAGTTCCTTGAGAAAAGGTAAGCGTATAACTGGTTGCGTTTTCTATTATCCAGACTTTAGAAAGCGTATTTGGGGCAATCGTTACCGTGCAAGCTTGCCCACCACCAGTGCATTTTAAATAAAGACTTCTAGCCTCATCAGAAGTTCCATCAGCAAGTGTTATGGTGTGTGTTGACGAATTAGCTATTGCTTCAGATCCGTAACTAAATGCTTCCGCTATTAATTCAAGATTTGTATTGGTTGTTGTACCCCAGGAGCCGCTTTGATCTCCTGTGCCTATTTCTTCTAACCGAAGATCGTTTACATATGTACTTGCCATTTGCCCGTCCTTTAAGCCGCTATATCATTCCAATTGGGTGTTTGCGCTGTGTTTATTTGCGCCCAGCTAGGTGTTTGTGAGTCAGTTACAGTATCCCAACTAGGTGTTTGCGCTGTGTTTATTTGCGCCCAGCTAGGTGTTTGTGAGTCAGTTACAGTATCCCAACTAGGTGTTTGTGAGTCATCAATCGGAAGCCATGTGTTAACTGAACCAATTTGACCGGTAGCTTGAACACCAGTAACTTGCACAGAATCAACAACAGGCTTGCCCCACGGTCCTGAAAAATATTGTCCTCTACTCCAGCCGCTATATGTTGTGTTAGCCATTATGCAAACCTTATTAATGCGCCGGTTGCTGTTTCAGCCGGAAAATCTATTCTAAAATCAGGGTTACTGGTTTTATCAATACCAAAGTCTAACACGCAAACGGCTCTGTTACTTTGAGATGAATTATATATCAGCGCTCCACGAGCGGTTATGCTTGATGAATTCCAGAAAGCATCCTCAAAGCTACAAACAGCAGTGGTTCCTGTTGTTTCCGGACTCTTGTTTGTAAGAGTAAACCCCCCTGCGTCGTAGTTTGTTCCGCTTACCTCGTTTGAAGTAGTGTAGGCTGTGGTTGTAGCATCTAAACTTGCGCTCGATGTGTACAAAGCTATTTTAAACGTGTGACCCCCAGAGGATTTAAAATTGTGTACCCCTTCAAGCACTTCTTGTTTAAATGATGTACACATTGCTTCTGTTATAGCCATAGTTACGAAACATCTCTTCTCAATGAGTCATATCGATACTCATCTCTAGAATTTCTGCCTTCACCCAAGTTTTTCAAAAATTGCAGAGCTTCGGTAAATCTTCCATTGTATAGGGTCAATAAATCTTGCTCTCCCTTCATAAAAGTATATGCCTCAACTAAAGAGCCGTAAAGCATTGCTAGAGTAGCATTTGTACCTAACCAGCTTGTCCCATCGCTAGTCGCGGTTATAGATTGAGGCCGATAAAAATAGTGTATTTCTGTGGAATACCCTTGATCTGGGGTAGGCGCGATTAAAAAGGTTGTATCATCAAAATCAGCGTAGTACTGCGGTGTACCTGTGGTAGCTGGGTTTGGTGTGTAATCCTGTAAAAACGTAACGTGTTTGTACAGCAAAAAATCGTTATTTGAGCTGTTAACGGCACTTAACGAAAAAGGCGCTAAAAAATCATCTGGCTTAGATAAAAACTTATTTCCAGAAGTAATTACCCCGGTAGCGTTTTTGCGAAAATAATCTAGTTGAGCCTCTTTTAAAATACGCTCTTCGGCATTCTGTATAAATGTCGGCAATTGATTAACAAACGTCGTTTCCGTGTTCTGGGTGTAATCTTGTATCGCTGTTTTTAAAGTTGTAAATGTAAAAGCCATATCATGCACTCACTGTTACGGGACCTGCGGAAGCAAAGCCACCGCCTCCCTTTGTATTGCCGCTAGTAGCTGTTCCACTACTGGCAGTAAATGTGTAGCTGTCTGCGTTTACTTTAGTAATAGCAAAACCAGCCGCTGTCTCTAAAACGGCTTCAGTAAACCCATCAAATGCTTCACAAGACCTAAAAGTTACCGTATCCCCTGTACTTCTGCCGTGTCCTGGTTCATTAACGGTAATTACCGCTGAACCACTAGAACCTGAAGTAAAAGGATTAAATGGAAGCAAAACCTCTACAGCAGGTTCTTCTCTGGCTGGTCGGCTTATGCGTAAAGATTGTGGGTCAGCTTTTACAGGTCTTGGATTTAACTGAGGCTGTTTAGCTTCATACTCGTCTTTGCCTACAAAAAGACCATTCCACTCCATAATCATGTCTTTTATCTTATAAGACCTGCCAGATCTATCTGAAATGCCTAATGCGTATTTTCCAGAAGCAAACCTAGCCATGTTAGATTCTCAAAGAAGAATAAGACGGAACAAGACGTAAAGCGGTTCTTTCGGCATCTTCTGACGCAGCACGTTGAAATTCTTCATCGTACATGCTCTTTAACATCGGAACTCGGTCCGGGGCTTTCTTAATAGCTATGTAATAAGCTAGTCCTGCTACCAAACAAGGTAAAAATCTAAAAGGCACATCTGCATTGTTAGTTGCAGCATCTGCATCTTCTATGCGCTTGATTCTATAGTATATTAATTGGTCAGTAGAATTTTCTGGAGCCGGCCAAACTGTTACTGTAGGCGTTATCTGCCTATCTATGTAAAATTGAGTTGGTCTTCCTTGAGTAGTCTTATCCGGAATTGTTAAATAATCTTGTCGATTAATTCGAGTAATAATTACATCAGAGCCATCTCTGCGAATCACAGCTTCTAGCATGTCCACACTGGCCTGACTGTTAGCTAAACTTGGGTCTGACGATATTGTTGTGCTTGCGCTACTTGAACTGCCAGTAATCGTTTCTCCGGCTGTAAAATTTCCAGAAGGAACTGTTATCGTTATAGTAGTTGAACTTGGCTTTGTAATAACAGAAGCCGTTACACCACTGGTTCCCCCAGTAATCGTTTCTCCAACGCTAAGATTAGTAGAAGCTCCTACCGTAGCCGTTATAGTGCCTACGGGATAAGAGGTAACCGCAGAAGTTGCTGAAAGATTAGCTAAAGACTGCGTAACTTGTTCTACTGTCCAAAGATTTAAACCCCTATTTGCCCAATCTGCAAACAAAAGATTCATAGATCTACGAGCAGTTCTAGAATCATACCCTGTTCTAAGCTCTAAACCACAGCGCTCAAAGGCTTCCTCTGTGATTTCGGCCATATCTAAATTAAAATCAACCGAACCAGAAGTCGCCATTGTTATCTCCTTAAAAAATCGTTAGCAATCACTAGGCATAAAAAGTAGTTATGCTTGCAGAAGCTCCGGCAGGAATATCTATATAAATCCCGTTTGGAAAAACAACGCCATCATCTGGCACAGAAGGCTCTATATAATCGTGCGTTGTTGTGGCTACCTGAGTTGAAAAAATGCTTGTCCCGCTTATAGGAGATTCGTCATAGTACGTTATATTGGCAACTGTGCCGCCAGTGGTACAGTGAAACCCTTTTAACCTTGCTCTTCCTGCAAAAACAACGGCTTGACCACCAGTAGTTCCTGCGGCAACTCCGACAGAAGTATTAGTTCCAATAGAACCATCTCCTGCAACTGAAGTAACTGTGTTAAAAAATTTTGTTCCAGTAACTGTAGTATTGTTTGGCCCGGTAATATCTTCAGTCAGAGCATTTCCTGCAATGTCCGTTCCGGTAACCGTTATAGTTACGCCTGAAATATTTCCACCAGAAGTTAGCGTTACTTTAGCGGCTAAACCCGTAGTGTGAAAAGTTCCTGCGGTAGCCGCATCGGTCAAAGTCATCGCAGCAGTGCCGGTTGTTGTTTGTAAAGCCGCAATAGACGCAGTAGAAGCAGAAAGACCGCTAGTATACGTTTTTACTTGAATATCTGACATATAAAACTCCTACAATTTAGGCGGGCAAAGCCCACCTAAACCGTGTTTACTTTACGCTATTTGAACGTATTCAATTATAAAAGTAAAAGAACCCGCAGTTGTAGCATCTACCGTATTAGTAATATTGCAGAAGATAGTTCTTTCAGTGTCTGTGTATTGAACAGAAGCAGGGGCAGTAGTGTCGTCCTGCGTTTGAAGAACCAAACTGGTTACAGTTACATTGTGTGCAACAACAGTTGTACCACCATCTAAAATTTCATCCGTTTGAGCAGCAACAATTTGTGCGCCAGAACTAGCAGTCCCAACTTCATAACCAATGTCACCAGTTCCAATAACAGGGGAAACGTCACAAAATATTTTAATGTCTGTAATGATAGTGTTTGCTGGTTGAGTAAATTCACCAATAGTGGGGCTATCTCCAGCAGTTGTGTTGACCGTTACGCCTGTGGCAAAACCAACATGTTTGATGTATTTGTTAGTTACAATCCCTGTAGAGGCAATTACAGCCGTGTCTGTAATAGCACCTGTAGTCGCATTTTTTGAAATTACTTTAAAACCATTTTCTGAACGAACTGGTCCGTTAAAAGTTGTGTTAGCCATTTGGCCGACCTCCTTATTAAAGGTTTCGCTATAACGTCATAATAAGTGTCTGCTAGGGCAGTCAATTATAGCTTATAAAAATCCTAGTTATATTGAGGGTACACAAAAAAGAAAGGGGGCGCAATGCCCCCTTTCACATACTTTAAAAGTATTACGCGGCTCCTGGAGAACCGTATACGCAACGTGGATCTGAGTACCCGTAGCTGTAACGCTCACGAGCCTTAAATCTAACATTACCTGTGTCAAAGTCACCTTCCATCTTGGTAGACATTCCCATACGCTCAAAATGAACAAATCCTCTAGGAGCATCTGTTTTAATGAAAAACGCATCAGTGTCTGTCAAATAATGGTTAACAACGTACCCTTGCGGTAGCATCCCCATGTTTCGAGTAGCATTTACGTCATTATCCGCTGTACCCGGACGAAGTGTAGACTCAAGAAGACGATCCGCAACAAACTGCAATGCAGATGGGACAATCAACTTTAATCCACGAACAGATACTTTCAAACCTCTCTCATCGACAAATCCTGCAATGTCAATAAGTGCGTTTTCTAAGCTTGTTTCGTTTAGGTCAGCAGCAGTGCTTGGCTCGTTGCGAAGCGTGTTACCTGTCACCAAAGGGTGATCAGTAGCACACAGCTCTTTGCCGTCGCCTCCTGCAAAAGTGCTATCAAAAGCATTATTTAAGGTTGCAGCAGCTTTCACCTGTTTAGTGTGAGCCATACTGCGCGCCAACGCTTTTGTATAACGTGATGCAAGACGATCATAAAGATTATCTTCAATTGCTTCTTCAGTTATTGAAAAAGCAAGAGCGATAGTCTCATGTGTATACCGTGCGGTATACGCTTCTTGCGCGTCGTCAAAAGACACAGCAGAACCTTCTGACTTAACTGGCGCAGAACCAAATCCTGCCAGCATTACTTCTTCTTCAAAAGCTCGTTCTGAAGATTCAGTGTCATAGATCTCTTTGTCTTCTTGATCATACCTGGCGTACTCCATACCGAATAAGGCATTGAGTCCAGGCTCTAGCTCTTTAGCTAGTTGTGCTCTACTTATAGCCATTTCTCATATACTCCTATACGCCAGTGGTTGAAGGTGTACCCGCAGCAATGGAGCCCGTAGGCGCATTGAAAGAGTTATTCAACCGAACGATTGCACCGATTCCAGCAGAAGCGAAATCAGCATTTTCAACATCATCTAACCAGCCCATAACACGAAGTGCTAGACTGTTGGTTGTAGCAAGAGTGCTGATAGCCAAACGTCCTAATGAAAGACCTGTAGCATCAGTTCCTGTTATACCTGTAGATAAGTTTGCGTTTAAAAAGACACTTGCACGAGCATTTGCCTTACTAGTCCATGAAGCATCCGTTGCAATCACATATAGCTGACTAGGGTCGTCATTTATAAATGCTTGAACTGGATGATTACTATCTGCCCCAGAACCGGGCCAGTAGTTGCTCCAAACTGTTTTTCCAGTGGTGCTTGAGACATATTGACATCCTTGGAAAACGCCTAGATGACTTACTGTTCCACCAGCAGCGTTAGCTGTGTGGTCAATGTACCCAGAAGCAAGAGGAATAACCAATTGTCCGTGGTATATTTTATCAGTGTTGTCACTAGCAATTTCATAAGGAGTATAGCCTGTAAGACCAGTGGAATTTGACCCTCCGCCCAATTTACTTAAAGGGCGTAGACCAAAACTTCCATTAATATTAGCCATTTTTTTCTCCTAGTCCTCGCTTTGAGGACCGCCAAAAGTTACACGAGATTGCCTGTCAGGGTTACTGATAGGCATCGCTGGGTGCTGTTCACGAGCTAAGTCGTTGTCAACAGCCGACATTTGATCGCGCGTTACACCGCGAAAGTAGTCGTTACGTTCCTGCACGACTTCAACCGGGACTCTTGCCAGAAGTAATCCTCCTACACCTATGACTCCGGCATGTTTGCCGTCTTCGACAGTTGGTATGTCAAAATCAGGGTATTCATCACCTCGAACCAGCTCCCAGCCTTCTCTTAACCTGGCAGATATGTTCTTACGATCATCAAAACCCATAACTTCAGATCTAATCCATCTGTGTTTGAATCCTTCTGGTGCGGGGGGTGCATCCAATACAGATGGTGGCCTCCACGGTTGTCGGCGCGCTTGCCCTGCGCGTGTTTGATTGGCTCTAGGCGTCCGGGCAGACTTTTTGACAGTTGTGTTTTCTGTTTCACTCATAACTTTATTCCTCACACGTATTTAGCATATTCTTCAAGAGGTACATTTAGCCTCTTGGCGATTGCGACTTGCGAAGGTGTTAATTTCACAGTTTTGCGTCCACCCTTGTTGCGGGATGCGGAAGCTTCGGCTGACGCAACTTTGCGGCTTCCCCCGGTTGTTTGAGTCTTAGAACCTAGTTTCTGTGGAAACTCGTTTATAAGTCTCTTATCAATTTCACTATAGTACTCATCAGTCTGCGCGTCAAATCCTTCGTCTTCGACCAGTATACGATGAATAGCAAAAGCGGCTTGAGTCATAACTTCATCCTCTCCAAACCAAGAGTTATTACTCGCCCATTCTTGAGCTTTTAAATCTGGTTGTGGAGCGGCTTGCTGCTTTATTTGATTAGGCTCTGGAAGCTTGTTTTCAATTTCTTCTGCCTGACTTTCTCTTTGCCGTTGAGCATTAGAAACCTTATCCTTTTCAACAGCTAAAGAGGCTAAAACTTCTTGAGCCTCTACAATTTTATCAAAGTCATTTGATTCATGCGCGTCTTTAAGAATTCTTTTCGCTGTATCTATCTGAGAAGATATTCGAGTATCCGCTTCTTTTACAAAACCTGCGTCTAAACTATTTAAACGAGCTTTTAAATCTTCGTTCTCTTTACGAACATTTTCAGCAAACTGAATAGAGGCTTGCTTTTGACGTTCTTCTTCTCGATACTTTTTTGTTAACTTAGCAATGCGTTTTTTTACGCCATCGCTGTAATCTTCTAACTCTTCAGAGTTAGTTTCTTCTTCAGGTTTTGAAGCTTCTACAACAGGAGCTTGAGGAATTTCTTTTTCCTCAACTTCTTCTAATGTAATAGCTACTTCAGATTCTTCCGAATCACCTATTTCTATTTTCTGTTCTTCTGGCATGTCGCAGTCTTCCTATAATGACTTTCTTCTTTCTAGACATGTTTAATATCATCAGGCTCAATAATAGTAGCAATAACTTCGTCATCGTTAATGATACGAACTTCTCCGCCATCTATTTTAAATCGAGCTCCGGCATAACGGCCAATACAAACCCATTGACCTTCTTCGCACCAAGGACTTGAGCCTTCTCCAAATTTATTTGGATCTGCATAAGCCAATGGTCCAACTTTTAAAACATAAGCAACAACTGTTGCCAATGCTTCTCTATCTCTAACGGAATCGGGTATATGTATTCCGCCGTCAGATGTTTTTCTACCAGAATAAGGCATAACCAGTATTCTCCAGCCGGTTGGCTGTGGCAGTCTTTCGTTTAACGAAAGATCTAGCCTGGTAGGATCTAATACTTTTTCTTCTTTCTCAACATAAGCAGAAGCCACTGTTGCTTGCCGCTTTTCATTTTCTTCAGCAGCAACATGGTCTGGTACATAAAGCGTTTTAGTCATTCTTCCTCCGATGAACTAAGAGCGTCTTTGATTTCTTGTTCGGCATATTGAAGCCCCCTAAGCTCACCTACTAACTCTCTATAAATCGCATATTCTTTAGCCGTACCATGAATGATAGCTTCTTGTGTTAAAGTAATACGTTCCTGTACTCTTTTTAACACTAAATACGCAAAAGTTGTAGGATCTGCCATGAATCAAAGAATATGGCATATTGAAGTATTAATCAATAAATACCGCTAAAATTTTTGCCAGACGTTTGACCTCGTGTTCCTCTAGCCGAACCGCCAGCGCTCCTTTTAATAGATTTTTTTGGACCCGGATCTTGAGTAGCGAGTTTATCCATAGTGTTTCTAGTAATCGGAACTTTTCCTGCGTCAAGCCTTCTCATCTGCTCTTTCATGGCCGCATCATTTTCATCTTGATTAGAGCTATTAAGTCCTGCGGTTAACTCTTTGTCTGTCGCGTTTCTAAAACTATACCTGGCCATCTAAAATACTCCTTTAAAATTATAGGCTTTAATTTCATGGACAGATCCACCTTCTTCAAACCCTTCCATGTCGTTTAACTCTTTACCCTTTTTAAGCAAGTATTCTGCTTCGGGTTTGGTCATTCCTGTTTGTTTAGCCATTTGCCCGGTTAATTGCTTGCTAATGTTTCCTCTACTAATCGCCATTATTCACCTCTACCAGCTCCGCCAACTCTATCAATACGTTCTCTGTTAACTTCTGCTCGAAGCAACGCTATATCTTCTTGAGAATCTATTTTTTCTCTGGCCAGTTGCTGTTTTTGAACTTCTGTTTGAACATCAAGCTGATGCTTGGCAGCAAATTCATCTGCTTTTCTCTGAACATCCGCCGCTTTTATATCTATTTCTTTAGATCTTAGTTCTACTAACGGATCTTCTTGACCCTCTGCCGGTGGACTTAGTTCCATGACAACCTCATTAGTAAACCCAACAATTAACTGAGCAACCCTTTTTTCAACATCCTCTGGCGGTATTTGCGGAGATTGTTGTCCTTGCTGCATAGCTTGCTCCATAATCTGTTGCATCTCATTGTTTGCCGTTGCTCTTGCTTTAAACGCAACATGCTCACAAATATGAGCCAGTAACAACGCAAACACAGGAGGCGTAGTAGAAACCACTGGGCTTTTGATAAAAAGCAAATGCGACTGTATGTGGGCATCGTGATCTTGCTCTGGAAACGCCTGTAAAGTCTCTTGTATTAAAGCTTTTGCGTTTTCTATAGCAGGATCTGTTGGTACGGGCTGTTTTGGGGGCGGTAAAATAGCCTCTATATTCTGCACCCCAATAGACTCATACATTCTATGGTAAGCCTCGTACAAATTGTGCATCTCTGGGTTGCTTTGCGCTAACTGCAATTGAGTTTGAGCTAAAGCCATCCGTTGCGACATAGAAAATATATTCGGATCAGATACAGGCAATACATCTACTCGATCATCAAAATCTTGCTGCTTAATCGATGTCTCTGCACCAACCACATTATATGGATACACCGGAGGCAAAGATTCGGCAAAGATTTTTGCCAGCATCCTAAATTCTTTTCTTTGTGCATAATGTAAACGCTTGTGTATCGCAGACATTACCTTAGAGCCTCTTTCCAAGAGCGCCACTGTAGTACCTGGCGCCGCTTGTTGATTACCATCGCCCACTTGTATGTCAGTAATAGCAGCAAATCGTCTGCCAGCATCTACAACAAAACCAAGTAGCGTTGATAAAGTTTGGCTAGGCTCTTTGTACGGCAACGCCATAATGCTTTCTTTTAACGCTCCACCAGGAACATCAATATCTCTAAATTCACCAGGGGATAACGGTTCATCCGCATCTCTAATGCGAATACCTCTAGTTTTAAACCCAGCAGGTAAGTTAGCTAATGTTCCGGCATCAATTAATTGCCTAAGAATTGATGTTGCAGAGCGACCTAAACCGCCAATCATATGCAATAAACCAAAACCGTAAAAGCCAAGACCCGGTAAAAATTTGTAGTGCGAAAAGTAATGCTGCTTACGGTGATACTCGTCACCTTCCGTCCAGTTTCTTCTAACCGACAAAACTTTAGATGTTCCTTCATCTATCGTAACAATGTAAGGAAGTTTTATTCCTGTTGGCTCATTGTCTAATGGATGCCTGTGCTCAAAGCCGGGTAAATCTAAATCCGTGTGTATTTCTAGTAAAGTACAGTCTTGATCGTCGGAAGTTTTATCAATCCCTGACAGCTCTCTTTCTTTATCTAGTATTTCATCGTCAGCTTCGTATGGGCTCAGTTCTATTTCTCTGTAAAACCCAGTTGCTTGCGCCTTACGAACATCGTTTTCATTCATACGAATTACATGAGTAATTCTAGACGCCGAGTCTAAGTCTGATGCGTTGTATGGAACAATCAAATCATCCGCAGGAACAAATTTAGAAACTGCTCTGTCTAACAAGTCATCAAAGTACACTTTCTTAAAAGCACTTCCAGCAATCGGGAGATAAAACAAAAGACGATCCATTTCTGGGTCATACTCTTCCATTACATGCATAATCTGGTAGTTCATAAAATCCTTAACTCGTTGAGATTGCATCTCTACTTGAGGATTCGTAGCGCCAATAATCTGTGTTCTAACTGGACCTCCGCTAGGCAATAACTCTTTGTATGCCTGAGCTTGAAACTGTGTGATTGACTCCGCTATCAAGGGGTGTGTTACACCACTAGAACCCCTAAAAGGTTGATCTCTGTCTTCGTACTTAATGCCTAGCAGGTCTAAACCATTAACGTATGATTCCTCCCAATCTTTTCTTCCAGATTTGTCTTCTTCATACTTTTCGCTTAAATCACTAGCGATTTCCATCAAATCTCTTTCGTCAATTAATTCGGCTATGTTCGCATCGTGTTCTGCAAAAATAGCTTCTTTAAACGCTTGTTCTTCGTAACTTAAAACGACTGACCCGTCATCTAACTCTTCCATTTCAGGAGTCTGTTCTTCTTCAATCTCTATATCAATTTGCTCCTCCATCATTCCAGACAAAGGGTTTCCTTGAGAAGGGATTGTTTCTTCAATTAAAGATACCGGTTCTTCAGCCATTTACAGATCCTTTTGAATTAAACTTATCAATCTTTATTAGGAGGCGTCATTTTTGCCTTGCCTATATTTAAAGCAAGTAATTCAATTGCCTTATAAAGTTTACCTAACAACTCATCATCCTTTGGAGTATTGGTTATCGCGGCAATAAAACTTGCTCCGCATACAATTGCGGTTACAACACCAATAATTTCAGCTACCCATTCAAACATTATTCTTCCCCTTTATCATAGTCTCTATAGAACTTTACAATAGTTAGTATGTTTTTGGTATATCTTTTAATTTCAGCCATATTCATGGCTAAGTTTTCGTATTGTTTGGTGGTCAACGCATAGTACGGTTTGCGCGGCGCTTTGTTTTCGTCAATCAAACCGAGATAGGTTGTCATAGTTTCGGGGGTCATCACTTCAAACTGTACGTCTGTCAACTGCATTTCCATTGGCAATGGTGGATGGTACATAGGCGGGCGCTCCGCTATAGTTTTAACCTCAACTTGTTTGGTGTTGGGCATCATCGAACACCCACCAACCAACAGTAAGCTAACCGCGAATACCAGCTTTCGCATCTGGAACCTCTATTTTTATCTCTGGTGTTTCAACAGGCTCTTCCTGTGGTTCAAACTGGTTAGGATCAGTAATCTTTACCAACGCTTCTTTTACCTTGCGAGTCCCATTGTTGACCCTTGTTTCAATAAGTTTGGGTTTGGCTAGTGCCAAGCTATTCATGTCGTGCTTAGAGAACTTATCTCTAAGGCTGTTGAACTCTCGCAATGCTTCGTTTTTTTCTGCTTCCATGCTTTTTAACTGAAAGCTGACCTGCTCTTGCTTTTTTAAATACGCATCTATTGAAGCATTCTGTTCTTCTATTTGATTTTCTAATATGACTTGGTTTCCTTTAAGCACCGCCATCTGGTTGTTAAGGTATTTAATGTACGAAGCGGAGCCAGCTAGTGAAGCCACCAACAATGCACCTAAAATTATGGCAAGTTTAAAACCCATAAGTATAGACCTGTAACGCTTGTTCCTTACCTTTAACTTTTATTTCGCTCACTAAGTGTAAATCATATTTACAGCGATTGGCAGTAGTTTCCCCAACTAACAAATCAACACCCTCTTGTTTGGTTGCAGATTCAAGCCTGGCTCCCGTGTTTACAGCGTCGCCAATAGCGGTGTAATCAAACCGTTGTTCACTGCCCATGTTGCCAATAACAGCATCTCCGGTATTAACTCCAATGCCAATAGCTATTTCAGGTAACCCTTCTGCAACTAGCTCTCGATTAAGACCTTCCATATTATTGATTATTTGCAAGGCACAAGATACCGCTCGATACTCATGATCTTCTTGATCAAAAGGAGCATTCCAAAAAGCCATCATTGCATCGCCAATATACTTATCCACAGTTCCTTCGTATTGCTGAACTGCTTTTTGTTGAGCAGTCAAAGCCTTGTTCATAATGTACGTAACTTGTTCCGGGGGAAGCGATTCGGACAACGATGTAAACCCTCGTACATCGGTAAACAAAAATGTCGCATAACGCTTTTCACCCCCTAAACGAAGCAAATTTGGGTCGTTTTGTAGCCGTTTTACCTGTCTTGGGTCCAAATAATGCTCAAATTGCTTCTTAATTTGCTGTTTTAGGCGGTATTGGGTGCGGTAATTAAGGTAAAAAGCGACTGTAGAGGCCAAAATCTGGCTAATTAGGGTCCAAACTACGTCAATTAACAGTCCATTTGCGATAAGTTGCGTTCCAGCATAAGCCGTCGCGCTGAACAAAATCGATGCCGATAACACCCCCCAGGTCACGCCCAGCCCACTGACCAAAAACCATACTAGGGCTACCGTAGTTACAAAAATAAGACTTTCTGCCGCTAAAGAGTAATCTGGAATGTAAGGGCTGTCTGACTGTAAGATACTTTCGGCCAAGGCAGCTTGAATGTAATGAGGTTCGAGTAAACCTATTGGGGTAGCGAGCTGTGGCATGACACCTTTAGCAGTTACACCGATAAAAACAAACCGACCCTCAACATCCATTTCTTCTAAAGATGTTTCACGTGGAACAATCCAACTAATCCACTTCCTGCCCAGAGAATCAACTTTGGCTGGCGGAATACCCTTTACGCGCACTTCTTCAATACCATTTTGATTTGTTTTAATCACGTAGGTATCCGCGTCAGCCAAAACTTTTAAAACCTGTGTTCCAAATGCCGCTAACCAACCATCTGGAGTCTTATACAATAATGGTATCCTTCTAACTAGATTATCCACATCAACCGGGGCCGTAGCAATCCCTTGTTCGGTCCAAGCAGATTCACGCAGTATCGGTATGTTTTGTAAAGTTCCTGCTGCTTCAAAACCACCGTCACCGTCACCCAATATTACTGTACCAACAGTATCTGGATACTCTCCATTGTCGTGTTCAAACAAGGGCAGTACGGTTTTAGAAAAACTCATAGAATAAGCAAACGCTTCATCGCCACCTAGCCTGTCTGAGTGCGGAAAGCCAATGACCCAACCCACGCCTATGGCTCCATGCTCCAGTAAATCGTGCTGTATTTCTGCAAGTCGGTAACGTGGCAACGGATAACCGCCTTCTCGATTAACATCCTCTTCGGTAATGTTCAGTATTGCAAAATACCCGGACGGTTGTCCCTGGCTAACAAAAGCATCAAAAGTACGAAGCTTTAATACTTGGTACATATCCCACTGAAATATAAGCGGAACACTTAATAAGCTAAGTATTATTAAAAACTTTTTCACGAACCTTGCGTAATCATTATTTGAGAATCGCCTCCACCGTTGACTTTTATCTGGTTAACTACACCGTTTTGTATCAGCATAATAGTATATGAGCCACCGCCTTCTATATCCAGACGGACTTTGTGTTCAACAAAACGCCGAAAGCTAATCACATTTCCTGTAATTAACGTCGTTATCTGGGTGTCCTTGTCTTGACCTAGCTCGGTTCCTGTAATGTTAATCCCTGCGGTTTGTTTTAATCTGTCTTCTTCTTCAGCCACGGCTAACGCATCTAAGATGTTGAGTAGGTCTTCGAGAAAGTTTACGTCCAAGTAATTGATATCTAACTCAGTAAACTCAACCTCTTCTTCCAACAAGTCTTCGTTTAAAAAGTCTACGTCCAAGCCACTAAAGTCTAGGTAGGGGTTACTTTCGACCACGTTATACGATTCATCCACCATTTCTACTTCTTTTGGCGGTGTGACGATTAACATGTTGTCGATCAAATCAATGGTCAAATCAAGAATGGCTGGACTACTTGGAGGTCTTTCGTACATCGAAGCCGTGGTCGATTGGAATGGTTTGTTTAGTGTAACACTGCCAGAGCCTGTCGATACTACGATTTCACCAGAAGATATGCCGTTTACATCAGGCAATAAAATAACCAAGCTACGCCCCAGCTCATCTACCGTCACGGTAAAATCTGTGCCACGGATAGCAATATTAGCAGTTGGAGTGCGTAGTTTAATATTCTGTTTGTTTATCTTTCCTAGACCACCTGTAATAAAACGAGCAGTGCCACTGGCAAAGTTCAACGCCATCTTGGTTTTATCGGGGTTTGGATCGTAGATGTACTCGTCAATAACTAGCTTACTGTGCTCAGTCAGCTTAACTCGGCTGTCATCCTCGAAGGTTATTGCTAACCTGCCAGCAGTGGTCTCTACGTTGTCGTTAGATTGTATGCCTAAATCTAGGTCGGCTTTAAGTGGCTTGTCTCGGACAACTTGTGCATTACCCTGTAACTCAGATATTGCTCCAATATCAGCAGCCCACAGCAGTCCCACCGTCATCTTGCTCGACACAAACAGTGCCGTTGCTACCGTTAGAAGTAATCTTGAGCCAATCATTGTTTAATGTACTCGTTTGAGAAACTGTAAAAGCTCGACTACCGCCAGTGTGATCTAACCAAAAGTAACCACCTGAACTAGCGTTAACCCCTGTGCCAGTATATGTGATTGTGTTATCAGAGCCGTCGATATCCATATAGTTGGTGGCTTGGTCAATATTAATAGTTGAAGTGACCGTATTGTTTGAGCCTTGGATAATCCAATCAAGGTCTAGTGTTCCTGCTGCTGCGGTAGTTGCTTGGTTCAACGTCATAGTATTGCTACTACCAGTTACATTTACATTTACGTTAGAACTGTCTGCCCCATACGTATTGCTTGTATCAGTTGAAACTGTCATATCATTTGAATCACCTGTAAACTGAAAGAAACCTGTATAACTGTCAGCAGTGATATCACCTTTCCATAGGTTGCTTGCACCTATTTGATTAATATCTAAGGTGTTAGTCGTACCGATAAAATCAAAATCTGTAAGAGTACCTGCTACAGAACCAACGCCACCGATTAGGTTGCCACCACCTTGTTGCTCTAAATCGATGTTTGCCGTTGGGCCAGATTGGTCCATAAAAATTTCATTATCCGCGAACAGTGGATGAGCTAACGTAAACAAAACTAATAAAAGTATTCTATTCATTTTTTAACGCTCCAGTATCCTGCCGTTAGACCGTCTTGAATTGTTTGGAGAACTGCCGTTTCTATGGCGGCTTGGAGGGCTAAATTGACAGACTCATTTTGGACTGAGCCGTTCTCTATCTCAATCAATTCTGTGCCTTGGGCAACAAATTTGAAAACATCCTGACTATATCCTACACTAAGAATGCTCTTAGTGACCAGAACTTCGAGTAAAACCCTGCCGGTTAGTACCGAAACGGTACGTAACGACACTGTTATCGTATCTTTTCGGTATTTTTTAGACGCTCCAATGCCCAAGTACCTAGCACCCATGCCTCCGGATGTCTCATTACTATCATAACCGACCACACTTCCTTGCATTAATAATCCAGCAAACAATAGCGGTTTTATCTTTTGTTTCTCGCTGGCTTCTTGCCGTGTAGCGCGAATGATCTGGCGTTCCTTCATTAAGTTGTCTACACCAACACGCTCAACTACATCAAAGAACCCTTGCTTTTGACCACCTGCGTGATGCAACGCTCGAATCAAATAAGTTACTGGGCTTTGCGTAACTGCTGTACTGAAGTTTGCAAATTCACCATTGCTGCGCCGTTGCCCAGTGTCGTCATTAAAAGCCACGCCATACACCGCAACAACAGGTCTTTTTTCTGGTGGTTCAACGCGAGCTAGTTCGGTAACCAGTAACGGTCGGATCTTGGGCAGCTGTTTTTTAGGGACAACGTGGTTGCTGACAGTAGTGCAGCTAGAAGTAAAAATCACCAATAGGCACAGAAATAATAGTCGTGCCACCTGATTGGTCGGTAACGGTAAGCGAAACAGTTTGTCCGTTAGTACTGTAGTCAACTTTATTGCCCTCAAGCTCAAAGCTTCCACTCTCTGATTTTGTTTCTCCAAACATGTTATCTACAAGTTGCCTGGACAGTTCCGCATATATTCTACTCTCTAAATTACGGATAAACCTAGCCAGAGTACTATTATTGACCTCGCGCTCTGCTTCTTCAACCAAAGCAAGCTTCTCTTCTTTAATAGTATTTTCTCGACTGTGTTCTTGGTTTTCGATAGTCAGATAGTGAGCAGACGTACCGTTGCCTGAGAAACTAGGGCTTTTAAATTTGTGCAACATTTCCGCAGACGCAGTGTTTAGCGGAGAAAACAATAACAAGATACAACAAACCAAAGCCACACAAAAAATAACAACAACATGCCCTACAATACTAGCGGCTGTTTTTAGTATCTTTTTTATCTTGGATCTCACGTATCTCAATCACCGTATCAAGCTTTTGTTGTAACCGTATGATATCGTTATCCAACATACGAATGCGGTCTATTAAGCCTACCAGAGTGGTCATAGTTTCGCCAAGCTTGGATTTTATCTCGTTAGTAATGTATTGCCAGATAAAATAAATCATATACAGCAAGCCAACTGTCGCAACAATCGGAAAGCCATACTCACTGATTACTTGAGCGATATCCATTCTTATTTTTTAGTGTCGGCTAACCGTTTGTCTTCTTGAGCATCTAAAAGTTCTGTTAAAAACGGACTAGGCTTGTATTCTTCTCTCATTTGTTTTTTTGCAAAATCATTAAACCCGCTAACAAATAAAGAATTTTCTACAACTTCATTAAACTTTTGAGATAGGTTGATGTTGGGATCGTCTAGTGAGTTTTTTATTTTTTTTAATTCGTCTACGCTTTCGTCAACATTAAAACCCACCCTTTCTATATCTTTTTTATTACTTTGCAAAAGACTAGATTCTTTTTGAATGAGCAGGTTAATAGTGTCTTTTAACTCTTCCGGTGTTTGTGCTGTATACGTGTCTAATAGCCTGTTAAATAATTCATCCGATTGGGTTCCTTGATCGGAGCCTGTAAAGTGACGATATTCATGCGCCATTGTTCCAGGATAAAATTCTGCGTCACTAGGGCCAGTATAAATGGCTACAGTGTTTGGGTCTTGAAAGCCAGCATACGGGTCCGAATAACCTTGATCACCAACAAAAAGACCCCTTAAACTGTATCTTTCCCCTTCTCCGAAATACTCCGCAGGAATATGACCAAACCGTGTACTAATTAGGTCTTCGGCTAAAGATTCTCGATCTTCTTTGCTGAGATAAGAGGCTATGTCTTCTTTAAACCGTCGCACATCTTGTTGACGGGAAGCCAAAAGTTCTTGCTCTTTAGCTCTAGATATTTCTTCGCGTGGCCTAAAATCAATCATGCCACGCGAATATGGTTTGGGTGAACTTCGATCATCCTTTGGAAAATAATCGCGAGCAATAGTTTGAAGTCTTTCCTCCATTTCTTCTGGGTTAGTTATCATTCGAGATGGCGGCACTTGTTGCCTTAAAATTCTATCTGGTTGTATGTAAGTGTAATCTTCAATTTCTAGATCACGTTGCTTAGGGTTAATACTAGCATTAGCTCTTCTTCGCATAATATTATCTATGTAAGCGCGTCCGGTTTTTTCTGGAACCTCTGGTTCTGGTGGCACTTGACTTGCTTCTTGAAGCTTGCGTAATCTAGCTGTTAACTCGCTATCCGCTCCAGTTTGTCCGTAAAAAGGTTTTATAGCCACTAATCTCTCCTTGCGTCTTCTTTTCCATCGGCTCTTGATATTCGCTCGAGATCTGGACGTATGCCCAACACACTACACATCGTGCAATCCATTCTCACCATATCATGGTTCATGGTCTTTACTCGATTGTCCAAGCCTTGCACAATCACATGAATGCTCTGCACCTGGCCGACAACGCTCTCTAAGATGTACTTTATCGTTAAAAAGATAAAGAAGCCACCAATCAAGGACATCGCTATCGGAAAACCTACCTCTGCAATTAATGAAAACGCTTCGTTCATCAATAATACTGCCTATAATCGGTTAAATACTCCTTTGGAGCATCCTCTTCATCACTCGATAACTGTAAAAACCCACCCTTTCTATACCGAATAAGGGCCATGGACATTGAATCACAGTAATCGTCATTGTCTCCGTGCGGAAATGCAGCACATTCATCAATCACTTCCTCTGAAAACGACTTATCCGGCGCCCAAACCATGCCCGCTTCAAAAATTGGCGCCACCATGTGCATCCTGGTGTGCTTATCACGGCCCTTGGACGGTGTATAATTGACCACCGGTATCCCAATCACCCGCAATTCGTCCGTTAACGGTGTTCCAGTGGCCTTTGCCTCAATAATCACCATGTCTGGGTCCCAATATTTGTACTCATCGAGCGCTTTTGCCTTCAATTCTGGGAAATCCCACCGCCCACGCTGGGCATCAAGCAAAATAATGTGCTCTGGCTCACCTTCAACCGGCCTAAACACCCCCCAAGTGGTTATCGCGCTGTAATCTGCCGTTTCTTTTTTCGAGAACGCCGTATCATACGACTGCATCACGTAACTTAACTGCGGAATGTCCTCTTTTTCCCAAACATTCCACCATTCCTTCTTGATTATCGCTCCTTCTTCAGCAACCGGGTTCTGCTGCCACTGCGCGTTCCATTTAGCCAGGGACAATGATGCCTTAACCCGCAACAACTCGTCTTTTTTCCAGAACTCTGGCCAAAGGACCTTGTCACTTGGCAATATGGCAGGGAATTCTACAATGTCCCACTGGTCAGACATCACATCCTGACTCTGCGCCTTGATCAATTTGCCAGTTAAGTCCTTCAATGACCATCTTGTCATTACAATCACTATCGAACCGCCCGGCTGTAGACGCTGTCTCGGTCCAGAAGTGTACCACTCATACGCACTTTCCATTGCCGTGTCCGATAACGCATCTTGTTCCGAGTGCGGATCGTCAATAATCAATAAATCTGCACCACGGCCCGTGATCGCACCACCAACACCCGCCGCATAATACTCACCGCCCTGGGATGTCTCCCAACGACCAGCAGCCTTCGAGTCAATACGCAATTCAACCTCTGGAAAAATATCTTTGTACACCTGAAGCTCCATCAGGTTTCTGACTTTGCGACCAAACCGTACCGCTAACTCACCCGTGTGCGTAGTCTGAATGATCTTGAGCTGTGGGTTTTTGCCAATCAACCAAGCCGGCAATAAATAACTGGCAAACTCTGACTTGGAATGCCTCGGCGGCATGTTGACAATGATCCGTGAGCCACGGTTCACGGCCAACCGCTCAAACTGCTTCGCTATCTGCTTATGATGAGCCCCTAAAATAAAACCTTCGTAGCAATGATTTACAAACGCTAAAAAATTTTCTTGGGCTACCTCCCTAATCTCTAAACGACGCTTGGCTTCCTCTAACGCAAGGACTTCGCGAATGACTTCATCTGGTGCTTGTAACATCCAACAAATATACCATGTAATATGGAACCAATGAAATTACTTTTGAAAAAAATTTTTGGGCAAAATCGTTTGAAAAAAGACCGGGGGGGAGGGACCATGGCCCAATGACCAATACCACGAATTATATTTGCCAAACACTATCTAGCTCCTCCTTGTATAGCAACACGGCGCCGTGCGCCCCGATTCGGTGTCGCTGTCGCGACGATCTTGATCGACAGAGCCCCTAAGTACCTAAGCCCAATACCCGAACATAAAAAAAGGCGACCCGAAGGCCGCCTTGGTTCGAGGTAATCCCGACTATTTTTTAGGATACTTTTCCAGTGGTCATGTCCAGATAATACTCTTGAACGTTTCCGCATTCGAAGTCCTGAGAATCCAAGTCGTAATCTTCATCGTCCTCGTGAAGTCGGACAGAGACTGCAAAGTAGCAATCCGTTTCCCCCTTCTCGATAGCTTCCTCGATAGCTTCGAGCGCAATTTCTTCATCCGCGTAAAGATCGTCACTCTCGATGCAATCATCATAGCTAAACTCTTTTTCCTTATCAGGCGATCCAAAACGGATCGTGCGACCCGCGAGAAGTAATCGACCTGTATCGTAATTGTCAAAATACGACTTAATTTTCTGAAATCCCTTGCGTTGAGTATTGCGGATCTTCCTAAGCATGTCATACGCATCAATTTTTTTAGTTTGTTTCACGCTAGGCTCCAGGTTAATAATGGGTTCTAAAATTTTCTGCCAATGTGCTTGTTTCATGCTACTTCCTCCTCGAAGTGAACTTCATCAATATTAATGGCTGGAGTTTCGTTTAGAAACTCCAAGATTTCATCAAGCGCGCTTCGAGTGCCGCCAGAAGTTGACAACTCGAACAAGT